TTTTAATAATTTGGTCTGTAATATACTGTTGCCCATCTGTCAGTAGTTGGTACACCAGGATCGAACGCTAATGTATTTATCTGACCTCCTGGCTCGCATATAATCTTAGCATAACCTTCTTCAAAAACTGTAACATTATTAGAAATTGTAAAATAATATACACCGTTCTTATGTTTATCTTTAAAAGTAGGGCCAAAATCCACTTCTAATTCACTATATCTAGCATTTTGAGATATTAATATAGCCTCAAATGGCTCAGGAACCTTACCATATCCACTTGTTAAAGTAAATACAAGGGTACCACTTAAATCTGTGTTATTAGAATATACTGGTATAATTTGAGTATCTATGTATAAAGTCATATGATTTTAGTATGTTTATATCTTTAAATATAAAAAAGCATTAAGTTGTCTGAGATAAGAGAATACATATACCATGGTACAATACGGAGAATATACAGCAAAAGAGATCTTACCTATTGATGGAATTAAAGATCCTAGATTCCAATTATGGTTAAGACAAATCATTGAATTAGATTGGGAAGGTTATGAATTATACATTTATGGTGGTATTTTAGAGAATCGTAGAACTGCAGATCTCGATGGTTGCATCATAGGTGATCCAGATCGACTTAAAATAGAATATCTATTAAGTAATATAATTCGAATTAGTTTTGAGTTACAGATATGGCCAGACATCCAGTACAATATGTCTGGTGAGTTATATGATCCATTACTTGATAAAGAGAAAACAATTACTTATGCTTACTATAGACAGTATTTAAATTATAAAGGTTTAGAAGTAAATAGAGGTGAATTAAAAGATGGTTTCTATCAAAAAGAAATTAAGTGGCCACACCAAAAAGAATCTAAAACACCACAACATCCTATTCAAATAATATAAAAAAAGCCACTAATTTCTTAGTGGCTTTTTAGTTTTAGTATTGTTTAGATTAAGCTTCTACGATTGAACCCGTTACCGCGTACATCGGAGCTTTTTCCATTCCACCGATTACTAATTCGTATCCGTTTCTGTCTGCGTATGCAACTCCTGATACTGAAGTACCTGAAGTCATATAAGCACCTCTTTCGATTCCAATTGACCAATATAAACCGTTTGCATCTTTAGCTACAGCAACCATAGAGGTAGCTTCTGCCATTAATAACAATTGGTTTCTTTTAGCTGCACTCATTTTATTGAATACCATTGTCAATTGTTGATCATATGTTACTGTTCCATTCTCTTGTGTAGGAGTAATAGTTTCAGTTAATGAACTAGTTTGTCTAGGAGTTTCGAAAACGAAGAAATCAGCTGGAACTAATGGAGAACCACCAACGTTGATCGCTGTGATTATACCTGCAGATTCAGTTATAGATGAAACTGGTCCGTTAGCGATAAAGATTTTCTCAATACCACCTTGTGAGTCGTTACAGTCTAATGTAAATCCGGCTGTTAAATTGCTACATGCCATAATTATCTTTGTTTGTTTTTTTATATTAAAACTAGGAGCCGAAACTCCTAGTTTAATTGTTTGATTATGCTAATCCGTTTGTAGCAAATAAGTTAACCTCACCTACTCCAACTCCTAATCTCCATGCCGCTCTGAACTTCATTACGTCAATACCTTGATCGTAGAAGAATACGAATGAATCTAATTCATCTTGCAATCCAGTTGCTGCGATGATCAATTTAGAAGGACCTGCGAATACGTAGTTAGAACCTACTAATCCTGAAGACATTACGATCTTAACGTTAGTTCCAGGAAGGATCATTACTTCATTACCTTCAACTGAAGGGAAGTGATACAAGTTTTGTGCAACTAAAGCACGAACCAAAGTTCTGTAATTAGCTGGAGAACAAACCATGATCAAGTCATCTCTGTTGATTACAGCTTCGTCGATTGCATCATAGATGTTTAATGCTTGCTCAACTGCATTTGCAACAGTCCAAGCTGCTGGAGTACCAACTGCGATGTTAGCTCCGTTAGCTACAGTGATGATGTCTTTAAGACCATCAGTAGTTCCAAATCCGTTGATTAAGAAACCTTCGTTGTATTTAGCCAATTTGTCTACATAAGACTGAGAAATTACTTCTTCGAAAGGAATAAAGTCATTTCCAGTTCCAGCTGACATGAAAGCTGATTGGTAAACATTTCTTAAGTCTTCTGGACATAATTCTGTTTTTGATTGAAGAGATTCGATAGTAACTGGTACTTGAGTATAAGTTACTTCACCATCTGATGTCCAACCACATGAAAGTGCTGATACAGGTAATTCTGCATCAACTAAGTTGATTGTAAAGGTACCGCTTGTGAATCCTGTTCTCAAGTCTAAGTACTGCAATAAATCTGTTTTTAAAACCACTTTAGCGATCAAGTCCATAGACAATTGGTCGGTATAAGCTGGTAATGCGCTAGTGTTAAATCCTGCTGCCATAATTATTTAGTTTGTTTTTTTATTTTTTTAATTCGTTACGCAAATTTTTCAAATGCATAAGTTTAGCATCTGTTTTTGCATTTTTATCTGCTAATACTTCAGCAAATGTGTTTTTTACTTTTGGCGCAGCTGGTTCAGCGGCCATTTTTTCAAAGCGTTTTGTTAGTGCAACTACTTCTTCTTGAAGAATAGCAATCTCTTCTGTGAATGGTGCGATTAGATCTGCAATTCCAGCTAAAAGAGCTTCTGTTGCAGGTAATGCTTCTGGAGTAACAGGTACTTCTACCTCTACTTCTTCCATAGCTTCTTCTGCTGCTGGAGCTGCTGTTGTGATTTCAGTGATTTCACCGTTTTCACCAACTGTGATAAGCGTACCATCAGTAGTTTCGTGAAGTCCCGCAGGTGCAAAAGGATCTTCGCTCACGCCGTCTCCTGCACGTACGAATAAGATTGCTCCTACTTGTAATTCACCTTCTGTGTATACTTCCACTCCATCAACTAATGTAGCTTCCGCGAAAACTAGCTGTGCTCCTAACATAACTTTCAGTTTTCTGATTACGTTGTTTACGTTCATATGTTTTGGTTTGTTTTTTTGTTAATACGGTAAAATGCCCGTACAAGACTAAATATAGAAAACGTTAAAACTGCCAAAAGTTAAACTTTATTTACTATTGTTGTATAAATTACATGATATACACAATTTACCACATACCAGGAATTAAGATAGGATGTACAGATAATGTTATTAGAAGAATACAACAGCAGGGTTTTACTGAATGGGAAGTTCTAGAAACACATACCGATATTTATTTAGCATCAAATAGAGAAATAGAATTACAAAAAGAATATGGATTACCTATAGATAAAATACCATATTACAAAGTTTTAAATATATCAAATGTTCATAGTTGTAGAAAAGGTGCTATGTCTTTAATACATGGTGATAAATTTAAAGATGTGTGTGTTTCTGGACAAGCAGTTGCTGCAAAAAATAGAAGATTATTAACATTAGAACAAGCACAAGAGATTAGATTTAAATATGTAAAGTTCGTGTATACTAAACTAATGTTAGCAAAAGAATATAATGTTTCAATAGGCTCAATAGAAAAGATATTAGATAACAAAACTTATAATGATTAATATGGAACCAAGAAAATTAAGTCTCTTTCAAGCCGCCAAAATAAGAGAATATTATGCACAAGGCGCTACGCAAAACAGATTAGCCACAATGTACGGTGTCTCTAAACAAACTATTAAATCAATAGTACAAAGAAAAACTTATCAGCAAAACTTCTAGTCTTGCTTTTCGTTACCTTTATTAGCAGATCTAATTCTAATTACATTTAATATAATACCTGTAATTAATAAAGCTACTGTTAATATTGCCTGAGCATTTACTAAGTAAGCACCAATGCCTACGTAACCTACTAAATTTGCTGCACTGTCCTTCACGTTATCCATTTTTATTTGTTGTTCGTTCTATGAATTGACCAGCAATACTAAATCCTTTTAGTTTACCTTCTTTGATTTGATTCCAAGTGTCTTCATTGTTTATCTTATATGATACATACCAATCACCTTTTGCAGGTTCAAATCCTAAAGCTACTGATTTGTCCATCATAGGATCTTCTACGATCCATGATTCGATTAAAGTATTTTCTTCATTTGGATTCATACTATGGTTTATATCTGTCATATGTTGTTTGTGTTCTTTTAAGAATTTCTCAGATAACTTTTTAACAGTCTCTGCACTAAAGTAAACATGAAACTTTTCACCAGTTACTTCATCTTTACGTGGTATCATTTGCCAAGGTCTCATTGCAGGTCCAGTGATGATATGTTGATCTTCATCTGCTGCAAACGTCCATTCACTTGAAAGTCTTGCGTTGTTTCTTATATATCCAGTAGGACTTGGTTCTGAGCTATTACAAGACTCACCAGCTAATCCAATTGCAGGTCCTTCAGATATTACTATGTTTCTACCACCTGCTGTTCTGAATACTCTGAGTTGTTCCCAGTAATGTTGGCAGTTAACTCCGCCTTTATAATCAAAAATACTATAGAAATTTGAACCGTTGGGTCCGAAGCCAAAGTTAACTCCATCCATCATACTGATTTCAGATCTAGTATAGATTTTATT